ATGATGCATTGTGCGTGTTCGTTGCGGGTATGCTCAATCGGGCGCGCATCGATCAAACGACGTTTCTCGCGACCATCGCAGACAACATGCCGGTTAAAGCGGTCATGCGCGCTAGTGAATTCTTTGCATGCTTGCATGCGAAAGATTACACCAAGCTGGATGGTGTAACTGCGCTTTCCCTGTTGAGCGCGATTCATGCGGGCGCAGTCACACGAAGCGCGCTTATCTTTGCGACGACCGGCAAGGGTGACGACACAACGAGCGATGTCGTGCGGGATATTTCCCTTGTTCGCAAGCTGCAAAAAGCGCTTAAAAAGACTGTCGGTGTTACCACTGAGGGAACGCAGAATTCCCGCTCTTTCGGGTCTAACGGATTCTGTCGCTATCTCGACATGGGCAAAATGGTGAAAGCAAAGGGCGCGACCGAATCGAGTCTTGAAGTCAACGCGCGTTCGCCCTTTGTTGCTGCAATCGCTAAGATGGTCGAGCAAGCAAGCGAGGACACGCTCTCACTCGTCAAAGGTGCAAAGAAAGAGTAAGTAACGAGTGACGTATTAAACGGGCGCAAGGCGCGCCCGCTTCAACCTTGCCCACACTTGACCCTTGCCCGCACCATGAAAACCGCTCATATCGCCCGCATTGCTGAATTCTCCCGTTTCGTATCAGGTGCACACCATGCACACACGACCATGCACGACGCGCACGACGCACACGCCCTGGACCCGGTTCGTTTCGACTCGCGCGCATACGAGCAAGCGGACCTACATACCCTTTCAATGGATCGTTTCTCGCTACAGATTGATACGCTGATCTAACCAATGTATTACATGGGATTGCTATGCAATCCCTTTCTTCGGACGCTCACCCGCCCGCGTGAATCGCCCGGGCTGGAGACGTCGATGGTCTTAGAAGGATTCGACTACCTGGTGGGGCCTCGCGCCTAATTTTTTGCCACGCGAGACCCGATCCTTATACAGCCAGGAAGTGCCGAATTCGAGATCCTTATAGGGCAAGACCAGCGTGGGGAAGTGGGGCTTAGGAGAGGGGGGGGGAGGGCAGACGGGGAAGGTGGGGCTTGGGGAAGGGAAATCCGACAGGGAGCGGCCCCTCGCGGGGCAGGCAGACGGCGCTAGGGGCGCTGGCGCGCCCCGTAGCTACCGTCAGTGCCCGTCAGTTCTGCGCGCCGTGCAGATAACGCACCGCATTGTCCAGGCAATACAGCCCGCCCATCTGCGCCGCCGACTGCAGGTCGTAGCGATCCGTGTGGTCGAAAATCTCGTTCTCGATGTGCCGTCGCATGGGCTCAGACCAGCCCGTCTTGTGCTCGATCTGCGAGCGATCGCCTTTCGACGACGCGACGCGGTAGTAGAGCGCGCCGAGGTCCGCGTAGTGCTTGCACATGCGACCCCGTGCGTTGAGCTCCTCAGCGGAGCCTTCTTCGAATGCGTGCGCGCTACCCGCGGCGGCCAGCAGTGCCACCAGAATCAGTTTTTTCATCACTTCCCCCGTTGCGTATTGCGCCGGCGATTCTACCAGCCGCCCCAGCGCGCGTCGTCGAGTGGCGCTGTCTCAAGTAGCCTGTCGACAACACCCTCGATGGTCTGATCATGGGCGACGGCTGCCCGCTCGATGTCGAGCTGCGCCTTCAGCTTGTCGGTCCCGATCGCGACGTGCGTGTCGCTCTCGTGGTCATACTTCCACTCGATGATGATCGACCAGTCCATCGGCGGAAAGCCAGCGGCGCGCCGCTTCAATGCCGCCATCAGCGAGTCCACCATCTGCTGATTCATGTCGTCAGCGAGCTGTGAATATTGCCGCTTCGCCGATTTCGGGTTAGCAATCGGCTGCACGAATACGCCGCGCCAGCGCCCGCGGCTGCCAACAAGGTCGCGCGGGTCCGGGTTGTAGTTGATCCGCCGCATGATCTCGGCGATTGCCGTCGTTTCGGTAGAGCGGCTCTGCACCTCAATGTCACCAAATTCCGCTGACATCGAGGTGCGCGCGTAATCGATGACGCCCTTCAGCATGCTCATGGCTTGTCCTTCTTCACGGCCTGCGCCATGCTCATGAGCATGCGCTGCTCTTCGGGCGAAAGTGCCTTGAGCTGTTCGAGCAGCCCGGACTTCGCCGCGAGGCGCTCGCCCTTGTCCCGCTTGAGCTGCGCGACGCCCCTGCGGATCAGCGCCTCAGTCTCGGGCGTCGCCGGTAGCGCGACCAGCAGCGCCTCGAGCACCTGGTTTTGCGGCAGCTCCGTCATGTCGGCCAATGCCGCGAGGTGCTTGCGTGCCCGATCCTCGAATGCGAACCCCAGTCTTATCCGTGTCATGTTATGCGTTCAAAAAGTTATGTATGTTTTCGATTGTAGCGACGCCCCGTGAATGCGGCCAAAGAAAAACGGCGCTTGCGCGCCGTTCGGGAGTGGATCTGGGATTCAGGGTTTCGGCAGCTTGTCCGTCACACGAACCCCATCGGGTTTCCTGAGCCGTCGGCATCCTCGAGCTCGCGCTCGATACCCTGGATGCGTGCGACCTGCTCGGGGTCTTGCATAAGCGGCACATCGGGCAGCAAGTTCAGCGCGAGCAGTGCCAGTGGGTTACTGGTCCAGATGACCACGAGCGCAACGAGTCCGACGACACAGGCGATCTGGAACAGATACAGCGCCGGGATGCGCGAGGGGAACATGGCTTCTCCTTAAAAGTAAGCTGACGCTTACTCTATGCGAAACTATCAGGAGCGTCCATATAAGTTCAATAGTGGCGGCGGCATTGAATGATGATTATGTGGTCCTTGAGGACGCCGTAGACGAGGCGGTGCTCGTCGCTGATTCGGCGTGACCAATAGCCTTTCAGGTCGTTCTTGAGACCCTCGGGCTTTCCCAAACCCTTGAACGGATCCCTCAGACAGTCGTTAACAAGGTCATTGACCTTGCCAAGCTCGGTCCGATTGTCCGCGCACCAGAAAAGATAATCGCGCCACCCCGGTGGCGCGAACAAAACCGATCGAGTCATTTAGCCGTGGCGAGTTTTCGGCGTCTTGCGAAGGGCGCCTTCTTTTGGATGTTCGAGCTTTGCGGCATGCCGCGGCGTTCTCTTGATCTGCTCGGCCGTCTCAAGGAGGTGTGTTCTCGCAATCAATTCGGCCGCCGCAGATTGCTTCTCAATGTCGTGCAACCCGGCCTTGATACCGGCCTTCATAATCTCCAGCCAGTCGGCTTCGCCCTTCGCGGCGCACAAGGCTTCGTAAGGGGGGAACGCTAACGGCGAGGCTACACCAAGGACCGGGTAGTTGAAGTAAGTCGGCCCGTAAACGCGCCCGCTGCCCAGTATCGCGGCCTTCAGCAATGCCGCTCGCTCGATACCGCCTTGCTCTTCGCTGGCGTGTTCAGGTCCTTCGATCAACGATTCACGACCAAAGGCTTTGTCGACCCAGGCCAAGCCCTCGCTCAATTCTTGAATATTCGCCTGGCTGCCCATCAGATGCGCAGTTTCGACGAGACTGTCATACTCCGCAGCGGGCATGACCACATACTGTTTGCCGTCTTTTTCGACCCGCGTGACAGTGCCTTCCCGCCAATCGTCGGGGAAAATCGGGTCGTTCGCGGTGCCTGGGCTCATGCGCTTGTCCTCCATTCGTCGATATATTACCCGATGCGAGCAAAAATGAGGTTTTGTCAAGAGCTGTCGCAGATCAGGCCGCCTTCCTGAACTGCGAGTAGTCGAAGTCATTGACGATGTTCTCGGCGAAGCCCGGCGTGCCGCGAATGATCGAAATCCGCTCATTCTGGTGGTCGCGCAGCGTCGTGTTGGCCGCCTCGATAAAGTCGACCACGAACGCCACGTTCGGCCCGGCCTTCTTTTTCCGCAGCCCGCGGCCGATCCGCTGCCGTGTCTGCACTTCGGCCTTCCCGGCGCCGGCGAGCACGATCAGGCCCACCGCCGGCACGTCCACGCCCACATCCATGATCGACGTGCCGATTACCGCATCGACCCTGCCGGCGCCGAGTGCATTGAGTGCCGCCTTGCGCTCTTTCTGGTCATTGGCACCTTGGATGAACGCGACCCGCACGCCCGCCTGCGTCAGCATGTCCGACAGGATGCGGCCGTGCTCGGTGCGCGAGACGAGAATCATCGCCGGCAGCCCGAACTGCGTCGCGCGCTGGACCTCGTAGACGATCGCGCGGTTGCGCTCATCGTTGTTGACGACGCCGACCTCGTAGCATTTCGGCCACGGGGTCGAGCGGAAGAGCCGGTGCGTGACCTGGCGGTTCATGCTCGCCTTCGTGACCAGCTCGGTGTATTGGGGCGCCGGGTTCTGCAGCTGGATGAACTTGAAGAACGGCTTCGCAAGCACGCCCAGGTCGATCAGCTGCTTCTCGGTGACGGTGATCGCGACCGGGCCGCTGCATGCCTCGAGGCGCAGGTTGTCTTCCGGCGAGTCCTTCATGAACGGCGTCGCGGTCAGCGCGAGCCGGTAGTGCGCGTTCACGCAGTGGCGCATCACCTCGTAGAAGCCGTTGCCCGACGCCTCGTGCGCCTCCTCGAGGATCACGAACTCGATGGTCGCCAGAAACGCGATCATTTCCGCACGCTTCCTGTTGTGTTCCTTCACCTTCGCCTGGATGTCGGCCACCACCTGCGCGTCGGGCGGGCGCTTGGCCTCCAGCGTCTTGCGCAGCGCGGTCGTCGCCTCCGCGACCTGGGCGGCCGGCACCTTCTGCTTTTTCAGGCGCGACTGCAGCTTCTCGACCTCGCGATCTTCGGCCGCGTCCCGGTTCTTGATGTAGGCGAGCATTTCGCCGTCGTCGGTCCATGCTTCGATCGCCTGGCTGATCGTCTGCACCATGCCGAGCGTGAACTTGCGCCCAAACTCGCGCTGGCTGTCGCCCACGATGCCCACGCGCTCGCCGAGGTTCTCGGTGACGGCTTCGCCCATCTGATAGAGCAGGATGCCCCGCGTCGTCAGGAAGAGCGTCGGGCGGTCGATGCGCTTGTAGCAGATGCGCGCGATGCGCGACTTGCCGCCGCCGGTCGCGACGCGCGCAATGATGGCGCGATGCTTGATGAGCTTGTCGGCCACCTCGGGCTGATAGTTGTAGGCAGGGTCATAGCCGAAGTCGTCGACCACCGGTCGCTCCGGGCCGAGCGGGGCGGGTGCAGGCTTGCGCACCAGATTGACCTTGTAGCCAGCCTTGAGCAGCAGCGCATAGACCTTGTAGGTGAAGCCTGCCGGGAAAGTGTCGGTCGAGAAGTCGTAAAAGCTCGACGAGCCGTCCCACGACGATCCCTTGAACGCCTGCGAGTAGCTCGCCCCGTCCACGAGATAGGAGAGCTTGTCACGCACCAGCAGCTTCACCTCGCGCGACGCGCCGATCAGTTTTGCGTTCACCGCTCCCGCGGCGAGTGTTAATCCAGTGGTCATTTCTTGCCTTAGATGGAGCCTGAATATATAGTAACGACTGACTTATTTCAGTGGATGCATTATGGCAGGCAACCCTACGAAGTTCCAGGTCGAGCAGCGCAGCGTGTCTGTCGATATGCTGAGACCGAACAGCTGGAACACCAACCAGATGACCCCGGAGAACGAGGCCAAGCTCGATGTCTCCGTCGACCGCTTCGGCGTTTACAAGCCGATCGTCGTGCGCCCCCATCCGAGTGGTGAGGGCTACGAAATCCTGGGCGGTCAGCATCGCTGGGAGGCAGCGTGCCGCAAGGGCATGCTCGAAGTGCCGATCGTCAACGTCGGCCCGGTGACCGACACCGTAGCGAAGGAGATCGGCCTCGTCGATAACGGCCGCTACGGTGAAGACGACACCCTGGCCCTCTCGCGCCTGCTCAAAGAGCTGGGCGCCGAGGACGTCGGCAGTTTCCTGCCCTATACCGACTCCGAGCTCGAAAACATTCTCGCAGCGTCAAGTATAGATTTGGACGACCTTGACAAGCTGGATCAGACCGAAATGCCTGACCTGTCAGGCGCGGGCATCGGCGCCACCCATCAGGTGATGCGCTTCAAGGTGCCCGTCGAGGACGTCGCATGGGTCACAAGCGCCATCGAGCGCCGGCAGCGCGAGAAGGGTTTCACCACCGAAGACTCCATGACGAATGCCGGCATGGCCTTCGTCGATCTCATGAAGGCTTACAAATGACACAGATGACACGCTACGTCGGCACCAAAGCCGTCATGGCCCGCGCGATGACGCGCGGCGAATACAACGCCTACCGCGGGTGGACCATCCCCGCGAACGAAGACCCAAACGAGCCGGGCTACCTGGTCGAGTATCTCGACGGTGGCAAGCCGAACATCGAAGGTCATCAGGGCTACGTCAGCTGGTCGCCGGCCGATGTGTTCGAGCGCTCATATCAGCTAGGCGCCGCGAAGAGCTTTGGCGATGCGCTGATCGCGTTGAAAGCGGGGATGCGCGTCGCACGCGTGGGCTGGAATGGGAAAGGCTTGTGGCTTTCGCTGCGGCTCGCGAAGGGTGACGTGATGGACTGCGGCACGGGTGGTGAGTTTCCCGAGGCAGACTGGATCGGCATGAAAACCGCAGACAACAAATTCGTGCCTTGGCTTGCATCGCAGACCGACGTGCTCGCAAACGACTGGGTGACCCTGTGAGCAAGCCGACCGGCTTCGCGCGCATCCCGCGCGCCGAATTTCTCTACCCCGAATGCCAGAGCTGCTATTTCCATAACCGGGAACCGGCGATCTGCGAGAACTGCGACAACGGCTCGGAATTCGACCCGGACGATGATCTCGAGGACAAGCTCTCGGCGCGCAAGGCCGCCGTCGTGAGGTTCTTTCGCAAGATCCAGACACCCCTGCCGCCCGGGTTCCTGCCCGATGTGCTGGATCCGGCGATCCAAGAAAAGGAGCTCGAAGCAGCATGAGCGTTACCCGCACAGAAGAAACGCGCCGCGTCGCGGACCTTGTTCCCTACGCGAAGAACGTCAAGAAGCACGACGCCGCGCAGGTCGCGAAGATCGTGGAGTCAATCCAGCAGTTCGGCTGGACCCAGCCCGTCGTCATCGATGAAAGCAACGTGATCATTGCCGGCCACGGCCGGCGGCTCGCTGCCATTCAGCTCTCCATCCCCGAAGTGCCTGTCGTCGTGCTGTCGGGCCTGACCGACGAGCAGAAGCGCGCGCTGCGCCTGGCGGATAACCGCACCAACGAGGGCGGCATCGACACGCTCATGTTCCGCGACGAGATCGAGGGCATCGAGGGTCTGCTGGTCGGCATTTTCGACACGAAGGAGCTGGAGTTCTCCGTCGCCGATCTGGGCGAGCTGAACGAAGCCGCGTTCGTGCCGGACGTGGCCGAAGCAGTCGAGGCGCAGGAGCAGGCCGCGCACGCGAAGGCAGACGAGATCGGGTCGCGCCGCGTGCCGCTCACGAAGGTGTTCGGCTTCAAGGACATCGCGGGCGCCGACGAGATCCACGTCTCGCGCTTCATGGCGCGCGCCCAGGCTGTCACGGGTCTCGCTGGCGCCGATGCGTTGGTGGCCTTCCTGCAAACCCTCGAATAAGTCACATGTGACTTACAAGATATGACGACATACACAATCGACAAGCGTTTCCATACCCGCGTGGCGCGCAGCCAGCGGGTCGTGGAAGTCGCTGAAGCGTTCGGGCTCGGCCTGGACGACAAGGAGTTCGTGATCTTCGACGACCTGAAGCTCGACGTGGCGCAGGGCGACGTGATCTACATCACCGGCCAGTCCGGCAGCGGCAAATCGCTGCTGCTGCGCGAGCTCTCGGCCCAGATGGCAAGGGAAGGGCAGAAGGTCGCCAACCTGGATGAGGTGGCGATTGACGCGGACGTGCCGCTCATTGACCAGATCGGCACGTCGACCAACGACGCGATCCGGCTGCTGTCGATCGCCGGCCTGAACGATGCCTACCTCTTCATTCGCAAGCCCGGCGAGCTCTCCGACGGCCAGCGCTACCGCTTCAAGCTCGCGAAGGCGATCGAGAGCGAGGCCGACGTGTGGGTCGCCGACGAGTTCATGGCCGTGCTCGACCGCACCGCGGCCAAGGTGATCGCCTACGCGCTGCAGAAGACCGCGCGCAAGGTCAACGCGACCGTGATCGTTGCGACCACCCACCTCGATCTCGTGGAAGACCTGCAGCCGTCTCTCTACATCGAGAAGCGCTACCGGGAGAAGCTGCGCATCGAAGCGTTCACAGCGCTTTCTGACGCGTCGGAGGGGCATCGCGCGATGACACGCGACGAAGCCTATGAACTTTTGAAAAGGATGGCCTGATGAACACGCTTTACGAAACGACCGTTGCCGCCTCGAAGCAGGTGCCGCAGGTCGTGATTTTTACGGCACCGTGGTGTGGCCCGTGCAAGATGCTCAAGCCCGCGCTCGCGGCACTGAAGGCCAATTACGGCTTCGCGCTCACCGAGCTGAACGTCGAGGACTTCGACGCGGCCGAGCTGCAAACGCTCGGCGTGCGCAATGTGCCTAACGTGCGGGTGCTCCACAACACGGTCGTGAAGGCCCAGTTCGTCGGCGCGCGCACGAAGGCGCAGGTCGAGGAATGGCTCACGGCACATGGCGTGATCGCACGCGGGTTGAGCTTCGAATGACTGCGCCGGCCACCGCCCTGAACCTCGCCGGGCCGATCACTGCGTCCGACGACCCGGATTCCCCGATCCTCGCCTGGCGTGACCCGGCGGCCGGCACGCGCCCGCTCTCGCTGATGAAGCACATGTATGTCGAGCGCGGCACCCTCGAAGACTGGCAGCTGCTCCACGAGCTGCACTACAAGGCGAGTCAGAACGGGATTGGCCCGCGCTACGTGCGCCTCGTGATCGATGATGGCGTCGCGCCCGCGCAGACGATCGGCGTGATGGTGTTCACCGTGCCCAAGCCGCTCGATTCTGGCCGCAATCAGGTGTTCCCGCACATGCGACCGAACCAGAACGGGCGCGACAACCAGCTCATCAACGTGCAGCGCATGGCGTGGATCAACAAGAACCTGATCCTCTCGTCGCGCACGGTGCTCGACACCATGTATCGCGGCGGCGGCATTGCCTACCGGTTCAAGAACATCGGCTACCGCCTGATGGGTTTTCGCTACGTCGAGAGCCGCAGTTCGATGAGCCGCTACAACCCGTTCTCGATCAAGGCCGGCATGCGCTTCGTGAAGCCGAAATCAGCGCCCGCCTTCGAAACGGGCCTGGCCTTCTTCGCGCGCCACTTCAAGAGCCCGGCCTACGACTACGTGGCGATCAAGCAGGAGATCGAGGCGATGCCCGATTACCTGCGCGAGCACACGTTGAAGGAGCTGCGTGCCTTTTACTACCGCAACAGCTCGATGGAAAAGTCGGGCGACAACCGGCTGAACGGCACCTCGCGCGTCGAGCAGATGGAGCTTGGCTACCTCCTGAAGCAGACCCAGCAGCTCGTGTTCGGCGCAACGGTGTATGCCGCTTGGACCAATCCTGACTGGGACTCGGACACGCGTGCCATGCGGCCGCTGCCCGCGCGCATCCCGCTTTCCGCTTTCGAAAACCAGGGCGTCAACGAGCCGTTGCGCCTCGACCTTCTGGAGACTCGATGAAAACGACCGTCAGCACGCTGTGCATCGTCGGCACCAAGGGCGCGCTGTCGCCCTGGACGATGGAGCCGATCGAAGACGCGAACGCGGTGCGCGGCATGTCCTACGACTTCGTGATGTGGGTGCGCACGCCCACGCCCGAGGAATACCGCACGGTGAACGCGACGCTGAAAACGTCGGAGGTGGGCGATCATTTCTGGCTGTGCCGGCGGCCGCGATGAACCTCACGACCAAGCAGATCGAGATCATGAAGGTGGTCGCCGCGGGCGCCATCGCGGGCGCCGTGGTCGACCTCGATCAGCTGCTCGAGCGCCTGCCTTACACGACCACGAAGGAAAGCCTGCAGTTCTCGCTGCGCGCAATCGAGCGGCACGGGCTCATTGACCGGTCGATGTCCGAGCACCGCCGCGGCCGCGCGCGGCGCCTGGTGAAGCCGACGGATCTCGGCATGGCCGTCATCAATGGCACAGGCCGGCCGCCGCCGGGTCCGGGCGCCGCGGTGGGTTCGCGATCGGAAAAGATCCTTCCCGAGCCGGTGTCTCACGGGAAAGCAGAGGATCTGCCGGTAAGCGAAGACTTACCCCAGCCGGCGATCCTTTCCCTCCCGGAGCTGACTTTCTCCGAGCCGGAGCTGGTCCTCGAAGAGCAGTTCATTGGTTAAAAAGCGAGCAGATTTTGTAAATCTTACCACTTGTCACTTTTCAGGGGTTCCCTCTATATATAACCCTTCTTTTTAAAACCTACAAAAACTACATTCAAAAAGCTAAGGGAACCCCCGAAAAGTGACAAGTAAGTAAGGTCTGTGAAAGGTTTATCCCGGTTAGGGGAAGGAAGTAGTTGTGATGAAGAGAAGCGCGCGGGTGGATAAGTCCGTTCACAAAAATAAGTCACAGGTTATTTACAAGTCCGCTGCGGCCGGCTATAGTGAGCTCCTCAAGCATCACCTCCAAGGGGCAGACCACAAAGGCTGCCCCATTTTTTTTACGGGAATCCAATCGTGACCGAAACGACGACGCTCCCGAAAAAGACCGGGGGCCGCACCGCAGGCAGCAAGTCGCTGACCGAGAAGCAGAAGGCGGAAGCCTGTGCGCTCTATCAGGCAGGCGAACTGACGCTCGACCAGCTCGCCAAGCGCTACGGGCGCACGCCGCGCGCGATGAGTGCGCTGTTTGCGAAGGAGGGCGTCAAGAAGGGCGAGAAGCGCGCAGAAGTGCACGCCGCGATCACCCAGCAGGTCAACCAGCAGATCGCGGGTGACGCGAACCTCATCGCGGCCAAGATTCGCGAGACGAAAGACTCGCACTACGCCGCGGCGAAGGTCATCGCGGGCCTGATCCAGCGCCAGCTCGTTGACGCCCAGAAGAAAAACCAGCCGTTTGCGACTGTCCAGAACGAAATCAAGACGCTCAAGCTCGCGGCCGAGGCGCTCGCGACGCTGCGCGAGGAGCGGTTCGTGATTCTGGGCATTGCCGACGGCGAGAAGGATGACGCCGAAGACCTGCCGGAGCTCGGCATTCAGGAAATGACCGCCGACCAGATCCTCGAGATGCAGCAGCGTCAGGACGATAGTGGTCTCGACATGGGCGACGCCGAGGCGATGCCGGTCGCGCCAGAGGGCGATGACGATGTGATCGACGTCGAGGACGGCAATGCAGCTGCGTGAACCGGGGCTGCCGACCGTTACGGCGATCGCGAGCGAGCTGCAAACCATTTTCCTTCATCCGAAGCAGATGGAGGTGTTCCGCTCGCCGCACCGCTTCCGCGTCGTCACGGCCGGCCGGCGCTGGGGCAAGACGCAGCTGGCGAAGGTCTCGCTGATCAAATACGCGAAGGTCAAGAACCGGCTCGTGTGGTATGTCGCGCCGTCTTACCGGATGGCGAAGCAGATCATGTGGCCGGATCTGGTCGCCTCGATTCCGAAGCGCTGGATCAAAAAGATCAACGAGACGACGCTCACCATTATCCTGGTGAACAACACGCGCATCGAGCTGAAGGGCGCCGACAACCCCGACTCGCTGCGCGGCGTGGGTGTGCACTTTCTCGTCATGGACGAAGTGCAGGACATCAACCCCGAAGCCTGGAAAAAAGTGCTGCGCCCGACGCTCGCGTCGACCGGCGGCCACGCGCTTTTCATCGGCACACCCAAGTCCTACAACTTCCTCTACGACCTGCACGTTCTCGGCCAAGACCCGAAGAACCAGATTCTCGGGCGGTGGAAGAGCTGGCAGTTCCCGACGATCACGTCGCCGTTCATCCCGGCCTCTGAAATCGAAGCCGCGCGCGCCGACATGGACGACAAGTCGTTCAAGCAGGAGTTCGAAGCCTCGTTCGAGACGATGAGCGGCCGCGTGTATTACCCGTTCGACCGCAAGGTCCATGTGGGGAGCTATCCGTTCAACCCGTCGCTGCCGATCTGGGTGGGGCAGGACTTCAACATCGATCCGATGAGTTCCTGCATTCTCCAGCCGCAGGAAAACGGCGAGGTGTGGGTGGTCAACGAGCTGAGCCTGAAGTCCTCGAACACCGAGGAGGTCTGCGACGAGCTCGAGCGCCTCTACTGGAAACTGGTCAAGCGCGTGACGATCTTCCCCGATCCGGCCGGCGGCTACCGGCAGCACGCGCGCGGCGAATCCGACGTCGAGATTTTCCGCCAGAAGGGCTTCAAGAACGTGGTCTACCACAAGAAGCACCCGCCGGTGGCAGACCGCGTGAACGCCGTAAATCGCATGCTCAAAAGCGCCGACGGCAAGATCCGACTCAGGGTCGACAAGTCGTGCAAGGAAGTGATCCGCGCGCTCGAGCAAACGATCTACGAGGCGGGCGGCCGCGAAGTGGACAAGAGCATGGGTGTCGATCACATGGGCGATGCGCTGGGCTATCCGGTCCAATACATGTTCCCGGTGCGCGAAGTGACCATTGCAGGCGTCTCCATTTAACACTAGAATAAGTCACCAGTGACTTATCGAAGCACAAGGCATACATGGCAGGCTTCTCCCAGAAACAGCTGAAGGATTTCATCAAGCGCCGACATCCGCTCTACGAGGCGATGGAGGCCCATTGGGATTTCCTCGAGGCGACGTATGAAGGTGGTCGCGCCTGGTTCCAGCAGAACCTCCACAAATACGTGAAGGAGGGCGACCAGGAGTTTCGCCATCGCCTGCAGCGCGCATACCGGTTCAACCACACGCGTGAGGTGGTCGATCTGCTGGACAAGTATGTCTTCAAGATGGACATCCAGCGCAACGACGATGCACCCGACTACCTGAAGGAGTTCTGGAAGCGCTCGACGCTCAACGGCTCGCCGATCGTCGATTACATGAAGCGCATCAGCAACCGGACTTCGACGCTGGGTCGCGTGTGGATCGTGGTCGATTCGACGAAAACCGAAGAGGTGCAGTCCAAGGCCGATGAGAAGGCGGTAGACGCGCGCGTCTACTCCTACATCGTCAAGCCGCAGCACGCGCTCGACATGAGCTACGACGAGCTCGGACAGCTGCGCTGGGTGCTCTTCTACGAGACCTCACGCGATGACGCTGATCCGATCACCTCGTCAGGTGTCGTGGCCGATCGCTATCGCCTGTGGACGCGCACGACGTCGCAGGTCTTCACGGTTGACACGAGCAAGCGCGGTGCGCCGCAGATCATCCCGGGTCCGGTGGTTGAGCACAAACTCGGCGTCGTGCCGGTGTTTGCGGCCGACAACGTGATCTCAGACGACCCTTACACGTCGCCGGCGCTGATCGCCGACGTCGCGTATCTGGACCGCGCGGTTGCGAACTACCTGTCGAACCTCGACGCGATCATCCAGGACCAGACGTTCAGCCAGCTGGTCATCCCTGCACAGGCTTTGATGGCCGGCGAAGAGGCGTTCGACAAGCTGGTGGAAATGGGCACGAAGCGCATTTTCACCTACGACGCCTCTGGCAACGGCAAGCCCGAATTCATTTCGCCGGACGTGAAGCAGGCGCAGCTAATCCTCTCGGTCATCAACAAGACGATCAACGAGATCTACCACTCCACGGGCCTCGCCGGCGAGCGCACGAAGGAGGACAACTCGCAGGGCATCGACAACAGTTCGGGCGTCGCCAAGGCGTATGACTTCGAGCGCGTGAACTCGCTGCTCGCGGCCAAGGCCGACTCGCTGGAACAGGTCGAGCGGAAGCTCTGCGAACTGGTCGCGCTCTACAACAGCAAGAAGCTGGATACGGCGCCCGACGCAACCGCGACGACATCGACGAAGCCGATGGTCGCCTACCCGAAGAACTTCGACGTTCGCGGGCTCTACGACGAATTCGACATTGCCGCGCGCCTCGCGCTGATCGAAGCACCCGATGGTGTGCGCCGTCAGCAGATGGAAGCGGTGATCGAAAAGCTCTTCCCGATGGTCAAGGATTCGATCATCAGCAAGATGAAGGATGAGCTAGAGACCTGGCCGCCAGTGGACGCACTGGCAGAACCAGGCGCCGGCGCATCACCGATGTCCACCGGCGAGATTCAGAAGATGGGCGGAAAGACCATTTCCAACCAGATGTTGAAGTCCACGTAACACGACACCGGGCCGAGTGAGCGGCCCACCTTAAACCCCGAGCGAGAGAACGCTCAAACCGAAAGGCAGTGAAGAAGATGAACAAGTTCCTGAAAAAGTTGATGGTGCACGGCGGCTACATGTCACCGGAGGGCGATGTGCCTAACGGCGGTGGTGGCGGTGGTGCTCCCAACGGCGACGGCGACGATGCGGCCAAGCGCGCAGCGGCAGCCAAGGAAGCCGAGCGGGCTGATGCCGAACGCCGGGAAGCCGAGCGCACGCGCGGCAAGAAGCCCACCGACGAAGAAGCCGCGCTACTGCGCGAAGTGATGGACAAAAAGGCCAAGTTGCAGGCAACGAACGATGAGCTGGCGCAAGCGAAAGCGCGACTCGCCGAGTTCGATGGCCTCGACGCTGCCGAGCTTCGCAAGCTGCTTCAGGAAAAGAAGGATGCCGAAACCGCGCAACTGGAGGCCAAGGGCCAGTGGGATGCCCTTAAAGGCCAGATGGTCGAGCAGCATACCGCCGCGCTGAAAGAGCGCGACGAGAAGCTGTCGGCTGCCGATCAGCGCGCGCTGGATCTGCAGAACCAGATCGCTGAGCTGACCGTGGGCAATGCGTTCGGCACCTCGAAGTTCATCGCTGACGAAATGACCCTTTCGGTTGCAAAGGCGCGTCGCGTCTATGGCGGCCACTTCGAGTTCAAGGACGGCGCAGTCGTGGCGTTCGACAAGCCGGCGGGCTCGAAAGACCGCAGTGTGCTGGTCGATGCCAAGGGCGAGCCGCTGGGCTTCGATGCGGCACTCGCCAAGCTCGTCGACGCGGACCCGGACAAGGACACGCTGATCAAGTCCAAGCTGAAGATTGGCGCGGGCTCGAGCACGAATCCGGCATCGACGCCGAACGCGAAGCCGAACGCGAACACGGTCGGCACCGGCCGCTCGAAGATCGCAGCAGGATTGGCGAAGTCCGGCCTGAAGTAAGGCGGGAACACTCGCTTGTAAACCCGTGGCTTTCCTGGTAAAGTAAGTCATGGGTTACTCACCCTATTTCTTTTCGAAAGGAAACAGACATGCCATTGCTGCAAGCAGAAGCCGACAAGCTGAGTAACAACCAGCTTGTCGCAGGCGTTATCGAAGAAATCATCGAAAAGGATGAGCTCTTCGCGTTGCTGCCGTTCGTCGGCATCAACGGCAAAGCCTACGTGTATGACCGCGAAAACACGCTGCCGGACGCCGAGTTCCTCTCGCCGAACGACGAAGTGGAAGAAAGCGCGGGCACCTTCACGGAAGTCGTGTCCAAGCTGCGCATCCTCGCGGGCGACGTGGACGTCGACAAGTTCCTGCAGGAAACCGAGTCCGACACGAACGACCAGCGCGCGACGCAGATCGGTCTGAAGGCCAAGGCTGTGGGCCGCAAGTTCAAGAAGACCATCGCGCAGGGCAATGCCGCCGTGAACGCGAAGGAATTCGACGGCCTGCCGCAGCTGGTGTCGGCCGCGCAGACGATCGACGCGGGCGGCGCAGCGAACGGCACGGCGCTCACGCTGAACATGCTCGACGAGCTGGCCGACGCTGTGATCAACGGCGCCGACGCATTCGTCATGCGTGCGGGCACGATCCGCGCCTACCGCGCGCTGCTGTATGCAACCGGCGGCATCCAGCCGGCGATGGTCGAGATTCCGAATTTCGGCCAACCGGTGCTGGGCCACAACGGCATTCCGATTCTGCGTAACGACTGGCTCGGCGCGGACGAGGACATGGGCACGAACAGCAACACCTGTTCGGTCTATGCCGTTCGCCTGAACGAGCTGGACGGTTTCCACGGCCTGTGGGGCGGCAAGGAAGCGGGCATTCGCGTGGAAGACATCGGCACGGTCCAGAACAAGGACGCCGACCGTATCCGCGTGAAGTGGTATTGCGGCTCGGCGCTGAAGTCCACGCGCTCGCTGGCACGTCTGCGCGGTATCACGAACGTCTAAGTTCGCGGCGATAGATAAGTCACAAGTGACTTACGTCTCGTAAAATAAAGGGCATGAGCTTCACGGCTCATGCCCTTTTCTCTTGAGGAAGACAGCACATGAAGATTCGATTGTTGCAGCCCGGCTGGGAGACCTACACGGGCAATTTCGGCGGTGTCGAGTTCGTCGACGGCCTTTCGGTTGCCGACGCCCACACCCGCGAAGCCGCGCGCCTGGCAAACGTCGTGCGCTGCGAGCTGGAAGACGGCACCAACCCAAGCGCGTCACAGGCGGCACTCGACAGCCAAGGCACCGTGATGCAGGTCGGCAGTGACCGCGCGCCAGCGCCAGCGCCCGTCAAATACAGCCGCGAAGCGCTCGAAGAGATCGCGGGCGCGAAGGGCATCAAGGGGCTGCGTGAAATCGGCGACCCGCTCAGCGTGAAGGCGAGCGGCATCGCTGACCTGATCGACCTGATCCTGAAGGCACAGCAGCCCGCGACGGCAGAAACCCCGGCTACCGAGCCGGCCGCTGCTGAGGTCGTTGCACCGGCTGCGGAGTAAAGCATGGAAAAGTATCTCGCCGGGGCAGACGTCACCGTGACGATTCCCCTCGTGGACAGTGCGGGCAACGCGATCAAGCCGGCCTCGGCGAGTTACCGCGTGCTCGATGAGAACGGCACCGTGCTGATCGACACGATTCCCGTGCCGTATCTGAGCCCCAATGGTGACCCGCTCGGGATTCTGGTCGGCGCGGGCGAGAACGGCCTGCCTGCCGGCGCAGTGCGCGCGTTACGCACGGTCGAAGTGCTGGCTGTGACCGACGCGGGCACGCGCCTGTTGACCGCGAACTATGTGATCGAGGCAACCGAGCCGCTCGTGCCCGGCACCAACTCGTTCCAGACGATCAACAAGGCCGAACTCGTCGCGCTCGACATCCCGAACCTGAACGGCTGGAACAACGCCACGCGTGACGAGCGCGTCGCGGCGATGATCCAGGCGCGCCTGAACATCGGCCAGATGAGCTACCGCTACCGGTGGTCCGAGAACTGGCAGAACTTCATCTACCCCGAGTTCGGCATCTACTCGATCATCCAGTTCACGCAGGGGCAATACCTGTCGCTGCCGATCGATTTCCGGCAGACGTGCGAGCGCGCCCAGATCATCGAGGCGGACGACCTGCTCGGCGCTGACCCGGTGCTCGCCAAGCGCGCGCAGGGCATCGTGTCCGAGACGGTCGGCGACTCCACCACGATGTTCAGCCCTGTGCGCCCGGCGCGGCAGCTGCTCTGCGCGCGCGCGATGCACGAACTCGCGCGCTACATCGTCAAACGCATCCGGTTGAGCCGCTCATGAAAAACGTCATCATCGATACGCTCGGCGACTTTGCCGCAGGTCAGATCACGGGCTACCAGACGGCGCTCGCGGGCCTCGTCTCCGACGCCATGAACCCGAGCGCGCCGACGCGCCGGGAGCTCATGGCGAGCCTGCAGCGCCTCCAGGTCTCATGCCTGACAGCGCTCGCGCAGGCGTTCGACGTGGCGGTCGCCGACGTCTCGCACAACGGCGCGCTGAACGCAAACGCCGATGCAGACCTGTCCGTGCGCACGCAGATCGCCACCGACGCGCAGATCGCTCGCAACGCCGCGCTGGCGACGGTTGCGCAGGCGCTCGCACGCGACGCAGAAGCCGCTCATGCGCGCGTGCGTGACTTCGGCCTGAAGGTGCAGCTCATGCTCAGTGCCGGCGGGCGCAGCTACAGCTCCGCGGTGATCGCCGCAAGCATCCCCGAGCGCGCGCGCGGCATTACCTTTGGGCAAACCGACGCCGCGGGCCGCCGCTGGAAGACAGGCACCTTTGTCGCCGCGACGCTCAAGGGCGCCTTGCAGGGCATCTACGCCGACGCGTTCGTGCGCGCTGCCGCGGCAGACGGGGCAACCGGTGTCGTCTTGCAATACGCGGACCCTGAGCACGAGGGCCACGGGCGCGTGATCCCGTTTGTCGATACCGACGAAACCCCGGGTTACCTGACCGTGCGTAACGACATGTTCCACCCGAACTCGCGCGCGACGCTCGCGCGTCAGGAGTAACGCGATGTTCACACCGAACCAGTGGTGCACCATCACGCCGCCGGCCGCGCGCAACATCTACGGTGAGGACATTGACGGCGTGCCCGTGCGCGAGCGCTGCGCGGTCGTGCAGCTGCTCTCCAAGGCGCAGGCCACGAACTCGCGCGCGCAGCTCGCTGGCTCGCAGACGCATGCCGAGGATCTCGTGATCACCGGCAAGCTGCTGCTCCCGCCGAAGACCATCGCGAAGCTGGGTGACAAGCTGACCGTCGCAGGCATCGAGCTGCGCATTGTCTCGAGCACGCCGAAATTCAACACCTTTGGCGTGCTCGATCACTACGACGTGGAGGGCACACCGTGGGTCTAGTCAAAAGCAACTTCAACCCGGAGCTGCTCGCTATCAAGATGAACCGGCTCGGCGACACCGCGGCGCGCCGCATTCTGGGCGTAATGCGCGAAGAGGGCGACACGATCGCGGAGCTCGCGCGCGAGAACGCGCCGGTGGACGACGGCGAGCTCGAGGACGCAATCCAGGTCGTCGAAGACCGCGGCGGCGTCAATAACCGCGTGCAGGTCACCGTGCAGGTGGACCCGGGCGCCATCGACAGCAAGGGCGTCCCCGTGATGAGCTACGCACGCGTCATGCACGAGGCACTCGCGCCATACGGCACCGGCGCCTTTCACCTCGGGCCGGAGTCGCAAGCCAAGGACGGGGGCTCGGGCAAGGTGGGCGGCAAGTTCATGGAGCGCGCGATGCGTTCGCGGATCGGCGAAATGGGCAAGCGTGTGAAACAGATCGTGAAGGAGTCGACGTAATGCACCTGGAACCGATTGCCGCACTGCTCGAGGCAAACAACTGCGGCGTGCGCGGCGAGAGCATTTTCATTAACGAAATGCGGGTAGAGGACTCCGGTCTGCTGCTCAAGGCAAGCTACAAGGGCACGCCGATCGACCCGGAGCTGCCCGACTACTACAAGGGCACGTTTGCGCTCATCGCGCGCGGCAAAGGCTACGCCAATACAAAGGCAGTGATCGAGGCGGCCATGACCGTGCTGAAGATCGAGCAGGAGACGCAGGTTGGCGAGCTCTTCGTGAAGTATCTGCGCGCGAAGACGCTGCCGATCAGCTATCCGATCCCGTCGAGCGGCATGATCGAGTTCGTGACCAACATTGACTGCGCCTACGTCCTTACCGTATAGTGGCATAAGTAACGAGTGACTTACTGTCACCGTTCAAACCTCTTTGCAAAGGAGTTTTCGAGTGGCAAGCGATACAAAGAACGTAAAGATGGGCGTTTGCCTGGTCTACTACAAGGGCATCGATCTGGGCTACACCCAGGGCGGCGTCCAGGTGACGGTGACCACGCAGACCCATAAGACCAACGTCGACCAGTTCGGCAAGACGACCGTCAACGAACAGATCATGTCGCGTGACGTGTCGGTCAAGGTGCCGCTGGCAGAAACGACGCTGGACAACCTGGTTGCAACGATGCCGGGCGCGTCGATCGTCGGCACGGGCACCGACAAGAAGGCGATCGTGACCTCCGGCGTGGGCGTGTCCCTGCTGGACCTCGCGGGCGAGCTGCGCCTGCACCCGAAGGGCCGCGCGGCCGACGACTACAGCGAAGACTTCGTGATTCCGCTGGCAGCGACCTCGGGCGGTCTGTCGTTCGCTTACGAAGTCGAAAAGGAACGCATTTTCGACACGACCTTCACTGGCTACCCGGACCCGGTTACCGAAGAGCTGTTCGCGATCGGTGGCGCGCCCGTCGTCGCGCCGTAACAGGCAAGAAATAAGTAACAAGTGACTGACCAAGGCCGGCTGATGCCGGCCTGCCCACATCGGAGTAAAGGCACATGAGCAAGAACGCCGGAAATATCAAGATTCTGAACCTCGACACGCTGCCGACGAAGGCACCGCAACGCCAGATCACGCTGGGCGGCGTCTCGTATGACGTGCGCGAAATGAACGTCGAGGACTTCATCGAAACGAACCTCGCGGCCGAGCGCCTCGAAGGGGTGACCGATCCGAAGATCCAGCTCGCCGAAATGATCGCGTCGATCCGCCGCGCGGTGCCGGACGTGCCGGAAGACGTGCTGAACAAGCTGCCGCTCGAAAAGCTCGGTGTGCTGAGCGCGTTCATTCGCGGCATGTTCGACCCGGATGCGACTGACGTCGAAGGCGCCGCGCCTGCCGGCGAAGCTGAAGGCGACACAAAAAAGTAAGCGCAGCTGGGGAAGGCAAGCCCGATGAACTCGACTTCGGGCTCGTCTTCACCCGGGTCCAGCTGCACTACGGCCTGACCTATTGGGAAGTGATGGAGCTTCCCATTCGCGCTTTCTGGACCCTGAACCGCAACATCAACCGGCTGCTCGCGGAGACCGATCTCCGTGCCCTGATGTTGCACGTATCCCGCCAGAGCAGTGAAGGCTGCGCGGCATACGAAGCCAAGCTCCGAGCCGAGGTGTATGCGGCGAAAGAAACCGATCCGCTGAACGCGGAGCGGGACGAAGCGGGCTTCGCGGAGCTGAAGGCGATGGTGGCCCGTCCAGCACAGTAACAGGACGACGATGAACAACCTCGAGAACATTGGCTACAACCTGATTCTGGATGACTCGGGTTTCCGGGTCACCGCGCAGGCCACCAACGCACAGCTAAAGGCACTCGAAGCGCAGTTTGCCTCCACCGGGCAGGGTGTGAAGGCGATCGAGGACAAGATCAACTCCGCGGGTGTGACCTTCCACCAATGGGTCACCACCATCGGCGCGCTCAAGTTCGCGCTGATGGACCTCGATAGCGTCTTTCTGTCGCTGCCCAAATCCATCCTCGAAACCGCCGGCGAGATCGAAAAACTCCAGGTCGTCCTGAAGGGTCTCTCCACGGCCGCTGACGACGCCGGCCGCGCGGCCGACGCGACGATCGGCAAGAACTTCATCCTGAACCTCGAGCAGAACGTCCCGTTCAAGCTCCAGGCGCTCACCGACACATTCGTCAAGCTGAAGACGGTCGGCATCGACCCGATGAACGGCTCGATGGAGACGCTGCTTAACGAGGTCGCCAAATACGGCGGTAGTTCCGAACAGCTCAAGAGCGCCTCGCTCGCTATTCAGCAGATGGCCGGCAAGGGCGTCGTCTCGCTGCAGGAGTTGCGCATGCAGCTCTCGCAGGCGATCCCGGGCGCCGCGCAGCTGATGGCTGATGCGATGGGTATGTCGATGGGCGACCTGACCAAGGCGATCAGCAAGGGCACGGTCGCCTCCGAGGGCGCCATCAAGAAGATGCTGGCCGCCTTCTCGCTCGACTCGATGGGCGCCGGCCGCGCGCAGATGGAAACCTGGGTGGGCACGCTGGAGAAGCTGAACACCAAGTGGGATCTGTTCAAGGTGGACGTGGCCGATGCCGGGCTCTTCGCCGCGGCCAAGGCCGAGCTGAACGACATGATGTCGCTCTTCGGCACGTCGCAGGCGAAGGAGTGGGCGCGCAGCCTGTCGAGCGAGTTTGTCTCGATGATCAACCTCTTTCACGATGGTCGCGTCGCTCTACAGGAATACCTGCCGCAGCTCATCGAGCTCGGCAAGGTCGTCCTCACGGTGTTCTCGATAACGGTCGTCGCGAGCTGGCTCGGCGGGATGCGCAACGCGCTGACGGGCATCGTCACGGCCTACCAGGAATACGCGGCCAATGCGATCGCCGCGGAGGGCGTGGTCGCTGCCAAGAAGCTGTCGGTGACCGAGCAGATCCTTGCGGCCGACGCCAAGCGCCGCGAGTCGATCGCGATGGAAAGCGAACTGCGGCAGGAAGCGCTCGCGCGCGAGATCGCGAATAACCAGCGCATGATCGTCGAGAACGACAAGCGCGTCGCGGCGATCGACGCCGCGCGCCAGGCAGAGCGCGCCGCGGAAATCGAGAACAACGCGCAGATCCTCGCCTCGAAGATCGCACTCTACGAAGAACTCACGGCCCGCGAAGTCGAGGCAACGGCCTTCGTGCAGGCCGAGCAATACAAGCGCGCCCAGATGGGGCTCGCGAGCAACGCGGCGACCGCGGCCGAATACGCCGCGCAGGCAAAGTTCACAGCAGAGGTGGAAGGTCGTCTCGCGTCGATGCGCGCCGAGATCGGGCTGCTGGAGGCCGAAGCCATTGCACTGCGCGAGCGCAACGCGCTGCTGATGGCAGCCACTGCTGCTGAAATCGAGAATGCCGGCGCCATGTCGAGCTCGAACGCCGCGCTTGTCGAAAAGAACGCCGCGCTTGCGACGGCCATCGGCGCCGAGCGCGTCGCGATCGCCAACATGGCCGAAATGACCTTCGGCACCGCGGCGCTCAAGACGGGCCTGATGGGCTTGCAGTTCGCGTTCAACGCGGTCGGCGGCTGGCTCACGGTGCTCGCGGGCATCATCATCGGCGGCATCGCGCTGTGGGACCGCTACGCAGAAGCGTCCAAGCGTGCGGCCAACGCAGCGCTCGACGCGGCCAATCTGAAGCGTTCCATCGCGCAGGGCGACGTCAGCAAGGAGCAGCTCGATAAGTCTGACGCTCACATCGGCGACCAGAAAAGCAAGATCGCCGGGCTCGAAAACCAGCTGTGGGAGGCGGAGAACGCCCACTCGGGCACGAACGGCGAATATGTGCCGGCCGACCCGACACGCGCCAACCAGCTGCGCGCCCAGCTCGCGGCGGAAAAGTCGGCGTTGGCTGATCTCGTTGCCCAGCGCGCGGAAGCGAAGAAGACTCTCGACGAGAGCGACGCGAAGCTCCAGGCATCCAAATACGCCACGAGGTATCAGGGCGACACCGACGCGCAGATCGAGCAAATCGCGAAGTCCGGCCAGAACCAAGTCTCGGCGATCAAGAAGCGCTACGACGACCTGATGCAGACCATGGACAGCCAGTCGCCGGCCTACAAGGCGGCGGCCGACAAGCGCGCGAAGGAGGTCCAGGCTGCCATCCAGAAGGGCACCGCGGACATCGCGGCGGCATACGACGCGCGCGACAGGGAACTGCGCACGAAGATCGACAACGTGTCAGGCCCGGACGCGTCGTTGCAGAAGGCTGCGCTCGAGAAGGAGCTCGCGCGCGTGCGGCAGGAGGCGCAGAACGCCCAGAGCACGATGAATAACGCGCTCGCGCCGAACCAGTTCCTTGCGCCGAAGAATACCGGCGGCCACGTCGCGGCGCCGACCGACTTTCTGGAAAAGGCGCTGGACCATGTGAAGGTCCAGCTCGCGGGCGCGACCGAGCAGCTGCGCCAGATCCAGACCGGCGCGACCGAATACGACAAGCTGCGCAAGGGCGTCGAAATCCAGGTCAAGGAAATGGTCGACGCCGGCCAGCTCGATTACGTCACGCACGGCAAAAACGGCAAGCGCAACACGCCGAGCATGGATGACGCTGACGTCCAGCAGCTCATTGACGACAAGACGGCGCTCGCGATCGTCAACAACGCCAAGCAGCAGCTCGCGCAGATCAAGCAGAAGCTCGCGCCGGCCGAGGAAGAGCTCAAGCGCTCGCTCGCGCTGTTGCAGTCGGGCGACTACACGACCAAGCCCGGCGCTGCTAACGAGCGTGTGCTGAACTTCCTCGACAAGATCAATGTGAAGGGCTTCGAAGCGTCGAGGGCAGTCGCGAGCATCACCGAGGAAGAGAAAAAGCTGTTGCTCGTCGCGCCGACGAAGGATCTGGTCGACTACACGCGCAACCTGATGTCCGGGTATGAGGCACAGAAGGCGCAACTCATCCAGAACAAGAAGGATCAGCTCGACGAAGAGTATCGGATCGCCAAACAGGCGTGGGAGCGCGAAGACGCGGCGAAGCTGAACGCGGTCAAGAAGCTCGGCGGCGACGTGGCACTCGAGGAAGCGGCCATTGCTCAGAAGCGCGCGATCGATGAGGAAGCGTGGGCGAAGAAGCTGGAAACGCCGATGGAGTCGCTCGCGAAGAAGTGGGGCGACACGACGGCCGAAATGCAGAACGCGTCGACCAGCTGGGCCAGCAGCACCATCGACGTGTTCGTGAACGCGGTCAAGACTGGCAAGGTGCAGTTCGGCTCACTGCTGGAGACCATCGCGACCGACATGCTGAAGATCTCGCTCCAGAAGTCGATGGGCACCGGGCTTCAGCAGATGTTCGACGGACTGACCAAGGGCTTCGTTGGTGTCGCGGGCGGCAACGGCAAGGGTGAGACGGGGCTCGCAGGCAGCGCGATGAATGCGGGCGACCAGGCCGCGGCGAGCGCACTGCCGGCCATCCTTAAAGCGCCGATGGAAGCCGTCGGCAGCATGTTCACCAAGCTCTTCGGGACGGGCCAGCAATACAGCACGACCCTCGAAGACAACGTGAAGAACCTGATCGTCGGCGAGACCGCGCAGCAGACCACGCAAACCTCGCTGGTGACACTCGCCCAGGCTGCGCAATACGCCGCAGCCGCACTCGCCTCGATTCAGGGTGGCGCCTCCGGCGGAAGTGGCATCGGCGGGGCGCTCATGTCGATCGCCGGTTCGATGGCGGCGGCCTATTTCGGCGGCTCGTCGAGCGCCACTGCCGGAATGCTCTCGCAGACCTCTTCGATGGGCTCCAGCAGCACGCTGATGGGCGTGCAGGGCGGCACCAACACGCTTGGCAACTGGAACTACACCGGCGGCCAGATGAGCAACCAGTATGCGTTCGCCGATGGCGGTGTGATGACGCAATTCGGTCCGCTCGCGCTGCGCAAGTATGCCAACGGCGGTGTCGCCGACAGCCCGCAGGTCGCGGTCTACGGCGAAGGCTCGATGACAGAAGCCTACGTGCCGCTGCCGGACGGTCGCTCGATTCCGGTGACGATCACCGGCGGCAACAGCGGGCAGCCGGCTTCGGGCACGCAGTCGAACATCGTTGTCAACGTGATCAATCAGTCGGGCCAGCAGGTCGAGGGCAAGCAGGCGGGCTCGCCGCGCTTCGACGGCAAGCAGATGGTCCTCGACATTGTGCTGACTGCGGCGACGCAGCCGGGCAGCTTCCGTGATGGATTGAAAGGCGCACTGAAATGACCTACACGACCATGCCGTTTTGCGACCTGCTGGACAGCTCCAAGTTCCAGCCGGAGAAAGAGAACCCCGCGCTTGCCTCGAAGATGGACGGCGGCTATGTAGTCACGCGGCCGCGGCACACGCGTCGCCCGCGTCGCACCTTCACGCTGGGCTTTACCGACTTCTCGGACGCCCAGCGCGCCGCCGTAGACCAGCACTTCGATGACATGCACGGCGGGTCTTCGATCTTTTACTTCGTTCACCCCGTGAGCAAGGAAACGATCCTGGCCCGCTACACCACCGACACCACGCTTCAGTGGACTTACAGCGGCTCCGGGCATACGCCATTGTGGAGCGTCACTTTCAAGGTTCAGGAGGCATGACATGCCAAATCCGCTTTCCGTAGCAAGCATCATCGAAAAGAACAAGCTCGGCAGTGACGTGCCGTATCTCGCGTTCCTCGATGTGGGTGTGATCGACCCGACGACGGGGACCGTCACGGAGACCCTGCACTTCGTCAACAACACCGAGGACATTGTGCGCGCGGGCGTGACATACACCGCAATGCAGTTTTCGCTGGAGCTCAAGTCGAAGGCGGGCGCAGCGCCGCAGATCGACCTGTCGATTCTCGACTACACGCGGATGGTCATTCAGAAGATGAATGACTATGGTGGCGGGGCGGGGTTTCCGGTAACGGTCATTGTCTGCGAGACGGATGCGCTCAACGAGCAGCCGGACATCCAGGAGTATTTCGAGATCGTCACTGCCACGGCAGACAACTACGTCACGACCTGGACGCTGGGCGCTGAGAATGCGCTCACAAAGCAGTTCCCCCGACGCATGCAGCGCCGCGACTTCTGCCAGTGGCAATACCGCGACGGGCGCACCTGCCGCTATAACGGCGCACTGCCAGCGTGTGACCACACCTTCAGCGGTCCGCTCGGTTGCAAGATGCACGACAACGTGATCAATTTTGGCGGCCAACCGAATCTGGTGTCCAGCAACATCTTTGTGGCGTAAAATGAATAAGTCACACATGACTTACACAGACTTGCTCGGCCGACCGTTTTCGATGGGCGGCCGCGGACCCGACGAATTCGATTGCTATGGGCTCGTCAAGTTTCTGATCGAACGCGACACGGGGCACTCAGTGCCGGATTACGTCACCCCGGCGGCAATGGGCGCGGTGCACGCGCTGATGATTGTCTCGCGCGAGTTCTGGACTCGGCTGCCGGGGCCGAAGGTGGGCTCGATGGTGTTCTTCAGGCTCGGGCGCCAAGTCTGCCACGTTGGCTATGTGATAAGTCACACGTTATTTATTCATGCGTGGGAAAAATCAGGCGGCGTGACGATCGAACGGCTCGCCGCCTGGGAAAAACGGATTGATGGATTCTATGAATACACCGAAAAAGCGTAAGGCAGCACCGCAGTTTGTCAGGGTCCGCCGCATCACCAATCCGTTCGAGCCGATGCGCGATCTGCGCGACGAGCAGTGGAAGTGGCGCAAGACCTACACGCTCGCTGACTATCTGCCGCTCGGTGAGACGGCCGACGTAGTGCTTTCCGTGAACGGACAGGTGGTCGAGCGCGAGCACTTTGCAAAGACGAAACTCCAGCCGACCGACTTCGTGGTGATCTGCCCGGTGCCACGCGGCGGTGACGGCGGCAAGGGCATTTTGCGCATTATCGGCATGATCGTAATCGCGGTGGCTTCCGTCTACACGGGCGGCGCAGCATCGGCCGCGTATGGCCCGATGGCAGGTGCCGCCGCGGCAGCCGCCGTTACGGTCGCGGGCACATTGCTGCTGAACGCGATCCTGCCGCCTGCGGCAGCGACCAACAGCATGAATGGCGGGCTGGCGAGCAGCTCTAGCTACGGCGTCGACGGCGCAAAGAACACCAGTTCCGAAATGATCCCGGTGCCTGTCCCATACGGCACTTTCCGCACCGCGGGCAACGTGATCGGCGTGCACACCGAGGCAAATGGCAACGACCAGATCCTCTATATGCTGATCAACGCCGGCGAGGGGCCGATTGCGTCTATCACCGACATCGAGATCAATGGCCGCAAGATCAATGAGTTCGCAGAAGTGTCCGTGCAGACGCGGCTCGGCGACCCTTTGCAAACGCCAATCGACTGGTTTTCGTCGGTCATCACGCCCTACCAGAAGAACCAGGAGATTCCGAAAGATGGCAGCTACCTGACGTTCGCGACCGAGGGTGACGTTGAGGCAGTTCGCCTCGACATCAATTTTCCTTCGGGCCTGTATGCGGTCGATATGAAGTCCGGCTCGGTCGTCGAGAACAAGATTGCTCTCGAGGCCGACTACCGTATCGCTGGCAGCAACGGCAGCTGGACACCCTTCAGCTCGCAGCCTGCCACTTACGAGATGGTGCAGGTCCAGCCGGTCACCAGCGTCGGCATTGGCAACCTCCCGGATCAGCGTCTCGCGTATGTCGATGGTGATTCGGGTATCCCGTGGGATGGGACACAAGTCATCACGGACCTGCACATCACTACACCGGTCGGCACTGTCCTCGACACCACGCGCGATGCCATTTTTGCGAAGTTCGGCAGCTATATCGGGCAGAACATTGGAAGCTGGCCTGTCGGCTCTGGCGGCATAGTGGCGACTTCGGTGGCGATTCCGCCACAACCGGGCGCGCTCGTGATCAAAGAAAAGCTGCGCAGCGTTGTGCGCCGCAGCTACACGTCCCCGCAGTTGCCGATGGGCAAGTATGAGGTTCGGTTGCGCCGCGACGCGAACTACATCGACTATGGCGCGAACAAGGCGGGGGTTGGGCTGACGAACACCGAAGCAACGTCGTCATCCGACTGCTACGTGTCCGATCTCAATGAAATTGTTTACGCCGGGGTCGGCCATAACCACACGGCACTGCTTGCGCTGCGCGTGAAGCTCGATGAGCAGCTTTCCGGTATTCCAACCGTCACGTTCGTGAACGGCGGCCGGATCATTACGACGTTCCAGCGCGCGAACGGCGTCATCACGACGAAGGAAGCGGCAACCAACAACGCGGCATGGGTGCAGTGGGACGCGCTCACGCACTGGCGCTATGGCGCGGGCATCGACGGGGGCCGCCTGGATCTCTCGGCGTGGATCGACTGGGCCGAGTATTGCGCGGCGAATGGCCTCACGTTTGACGGTGTGTTCGACACGACCATGAACGCGTGGGACGCCTCGAACTACATCGCGCGCGCTGGCCACGCGCAGCTGGTCCCGGTCGGCACACGCTATTCGATCATTATCGAGCGCCCTTCCGAGCCTGTGATGCTCTTCGGCATGGGCAACATCGTCGAGGGCACGTTCAAGCAGAGCTGGATGTCGCGCACTGACCGTGCGACCGAAGTGGACGTCACGTTTTTCGACAAGACGGACAGCTACAAGCAGAAGACGGTGAAGGTGACCGATTCCGCCGCAGCGCTCGAGGGGCGTCCGCAGAACCCGTCGGCGATCACGGCCTATGGCGTAGTGGACATCAAGCGTGCCTATCTCGAAGGCGCGCTGCAGATGAACATCAACCGCTACCTGACTCAGACGTGCGAGTGGGATTCGCCGATCGAGGCGCTCGCGTGCACGCACGGCGACGTCGTGCTTGTGCAGCACGACCAGCCGGCGTGGGGCTTCTCAGGACGAACGGAGAGCGGCAGCACCGCGAGCGTGGTGAAGCTCGACAAGCTCGTCACGATGGAGGCGGGCAAGACCTACAAGCTCCTGCTCCTCGGTAGCACCGCGGTGCGTGGCACGGGCACCATTGGCAGTGTGTCGGGCACCTTCATCGCCGTGCCAACGCCGCCCAATGTGCGCATTCGCCGCATTCGCAATGCCGCAGGAGTGGAGACGGCAGTTAAAACAGTCGTGAGCGATGGCGTCTATGCTGAATCGACGACCGGGTTTGCTCCGGGGCAGCGCGTCACGTTCTATGACACGGACGTCATCGAGGAACACGACGTCGTGGTGCAGCCCGGCGAAACGGATGCCGTCACGGTGACCGCACCCCTGTCGTTCGTGCCCGATGTGTTCACGAATTACCTGTTTGGCGAGACGACGAAGGTCAAGAAGCCTTTCCGCATCACCTCGATCACGCTGGGCTCGACCGACATGCAGCGGCATCTCTCGGCGCTTGAATACCGCGCGGAGGTGTATGACCTGTCGAGCTATGCCGATGTTGCGAACACGCTCACGCCGCCGTTGCTCGATCCGCGGCAGGCAGCGATCGGCGTCGTGCAGAACCTCTCCGTGTATGAGGAGACCTACGTCGCTGGCGCGCTGATCCTGACGGACGTGCGGGCATCGTGGGTGCAGCCGTTGATCGGTAACTATGCCGGCGCCGACGTCTTCCTCCAGATCAACGGGGGTGACTTCAACAAGGTCGGCACCGTCAAGGTCGGCACGAGCTATGTGCTGCCGGGCGTGAAGAAGGGCGACAACCTCGCGGTGCGCGTCCAGTCGTTTGACATCTGGGGCAAATACTCCGCCTATGACCAGGCGCCTACGGTCAACTACAAGGTCGTGGGCAACGTGACGAACCTGTCGTCGGCCGTCGTGTCGGGTGCGGATTTCTACTGGTCCGGGCGTGATTGCAAGCTCTTCTGGAACTACAACTCGACGACCGCATCCTTTGAATTCGGTTCCGAGCCAGAAGGCGCGCCGGGCACGCGCGACCCGCACTTCCAGGACTACGAGATCCGCATCTACGACCTGCAGCACAAGCTGTTGCGCACCGAACATACGACGGACAACAGCTACGTCTACACGTATGAGAAGAACTTCTCGGACGGACTGCACCGGCACGTCACCTTCGAAATTGCTGTGCGTGATATTTTCGGCAATATTGGCAAGCCGGCGGTGCTCGATGCCTATAACCCGCCGCCGACCGTGGTAACTGCGGCGACCAACGCGGCCTTCGATCGTATCCAGATCAACTTCACGCACAGCGACGACCCGGACTACGCCGGGGCGCGGGTTTTCCTGCGCTGGTCGGGCGACGTAGGGACGACGCCGACACTCGCCTACGACGGCCCGGACACAGCCGTGCTGATGTCGAATCTGATGTTCAATACGGACTATTACATCACGATCGTCCCGTATGACGCGTTCGGGTTGGACGAGACTATCCCGAGCAACGAGATCCACGTCCACACGCCGTTTCTCGATGTGGAGGCCATCGCGGAGGGCGTGCTCAAGGACTCACAGCTGATTCCGGCGCTGCAAACCCGCATCGACCTCGTGGATGCGCCTGAGTCGATCATCGGCTCGGTGAATCAGCGCCTGGCTGACGCGAAGGCCAAGCTCTCGGGCGATCTGACAGCCGCAATCACACAAGAACAGCAGCTCCGGCAAGGCGCGGACGATAGCCTCGCCTCTCAGGTGACGACGCTCGTGTCGGCGAGCAACGCGAATACTGCGGCAATCACCTCCGAACAGACAGCACGCACGACCGCCGATCTGGCACTTGGCACACGCATCGACACAGTTGCGGCAAGCACGGGCAACAACACCGCGGCGGTTCAGACGGAGATCACCGCACGCACGTCAGCCGACGCAGCGCTTGGCACCCGCATCGACACGGTGGCGGCTGCATACGGGATGGACGCCACGAACCTGTGCGCGAATCCGGTGGCGGCCGGCGGGCTCACGACTGGATGGGACACACCGACGGCAGTCTTGGGCACTGCGCTTGACGTGCCTGCCGCGGCACCAGCGGCGTATGTGTTCCGCCAGAACATCCGCGATGCGCGCTATACGACGCGCGTCGTGTCTGTTACTGGCGGCCAGCAGCATTACCTCGAAATGCGCGCGGCCACGCCGGTCGCCGCGGTTCCGATCAGCATCGGCATGCGCTTCACGGCGCCCGGCAAGACGGACGTCTATGCCTGGGCGGCGACGCTTAACTCGACGTCGGTGTGGACGCGTCTCGCAGGCATGGTTACGGTCCCGGATGGCTACACGAGCGCCGAGCTGAGGGTGATGATCGACTTCGGCGCAGGCGTCACCAACGACAAGAACCGCTGGTATTACACGGACGTCGAGTGGCGCCCGGCAAGCCTGACGCAGCCGGCGATGGCCGCGATCAGCGTCGAGCAGACGGCGCGCGCGAGCGCGGACGGTGCGCTTTCAACCCGCATCGACAGCGTGAATGCGTCGCTCGGCACGACCAACGCAAACGTGCAGACCGAGATCAACGCGCGCGCGGCGGGTGACTCCGCAAACGCCAGTGCGATCTCGCAGCTGACCACCACGGTCAACGGCCACACGACCTCGATCCAGACCGCGCAAAGCTCGCTCAATGGCCTGAGCGCGCAATACACGATCAAGATCGACAACAACGGCCATGTGTCGGGCTTTGGCCTCGCGTCGTATCCGATCAATCAGGGCATCGTGAGCGAGTTCGCCGTGCGCGCGGACACGTTCTCGATCCAGCTGCCCGGCTATCCCGGTGTGCACCCGTTCACGGTGGGCGGCGTCGATGGTCAGGCTCGCGTGATCATCAGCAGCGCGCTGATCGGCGACGCCGCCATCAGCACGGCCAAGATCGGCGACGCACAGATCAACTCCGCAAAGATCGCCTACGCGGCGATCAACACCGCGCACATCGGCACCGCGCAGATCGACACACTGCGCATCGGCGCGAACGCCGTGTCGACGCTCGCCATCTGGGGTCTAGGCTCGGGCGGCACGGTCCAGTATCAGGCGGGCGGCGGCACGCTGATGGTGTTTGTCAGCGCGGTCATCGGTAGCCATTCCGGTTCTGACGGCGGCCAGGACTTCGCTGGCTCTGTCGTCGTCCAGATCAACGGACAGACCATCGTGACCATTTCGAATGGGTCACCCGCCTTCCAGACGAACTTCGGCATGACTGGGTTGGCTCCCGGGGTTTACAACGTGACCGCGAGCGGTAGCAACGCGCGAGGCATCACGGTCGCGGTTTTTGAATCGAAGCGATAAGCGAGAGAACGATGAACGAACAGACGACTGAAGATCAAACGCAGGAGGTGCCGGACCGGAGCTGGGTTCGCACCGACTACGTGGTGGCCGAGAATGCGACGGGCCGCATCCTCTACACCGGCACCGTGCCGCGCAAGATGATCGACATCCAGATCCCGCCCGAAGGCGCGTCGGTCGTGATCGGCATGGGTGCGCCCGAGACGCACTATGTCGTGAACGGCGCAGTTGTGCCTCGCCCGGTGAATACGGCCACGCCAACGGGCAACACGCTCACGAACCTGCCCGTGCCGTGCACGATCAGCATCGACGAGACGGCGCACGACTGCGCGGACGACCATTGCGAGCTGTCGTTCTCGCATCCGGGCACCTACAACGTCACGGTGTCGGCGTGGCCGATGCTCGACGTAGCCTTCGAGGTCACACAGCCATGAAGATTCACACGCAGATCGACGTGCGCCCGCGACGCGCGGCCGACTACATGGACATCGGCGCGCAGCTCGACGCGCTGATGAAGGGCTTCGCCGCGCTGGCAGAGCAGGGCGTCCAGCTGCCATCCGAGACTGTCACATGGATTGAGCACTGCCAGGCGGTCAAGGCGCGCCATCCCAAACGCTGACGCTTTAGATTGCAGATAAGTCAACAGTTACTTATAATCGGAGCGGATAACGTCTCTCCGACAAGGGTTTCTGCATGGCTCAGCTCAAACAGGTTTGCACCGTCACCAACGGCTCGCAAACCGTAGCGGTGATCGGCGTAAATGTGGCTTACCGCATTCTCGCCAACAGCATCTTCATGACGTCGCCCGACTTTGTGCCCTACACGGTTGCGAAGGATGCGCAATTCGACGGCACGAACACGGTGGTCACGCTCGCGGCTGAGTATCAGGGCGACAGCGGCGCAATGGCGCAGGGCGTGTTCGTTACCGACTTCACCTACCCGGACAATATCCCGCTCATCAGCCAGGGCGACGTCGGCACTGCCGCGATCTGGACGAAGGCGATGTATACACTGCAGGCCATGATCGGCTCGGTAACGCCCGCCGGCCTGAACGCGTTCATCGCGCAGATCAACCAGACGCAGGCTGCCGCTGATGCTGACGCTGCCGCAGCGCTGGCCTCGCAGAACGCGGCCAAGACGTCGGAAACGAACGCGAAGACATCGGAGACCAGTGCCGCCGCAAGCCAGTCGGCGGCGGCCACCAGTGCGACCAACGCAAAAACGTCCGAGACAAACGCGAAGACCAGTGAGACGAACTCGGCTGCGTCGGCCAGTGCGTCTGCGGGCTCCGCGACGGCATCGTCGAACTCGGCGACGGCTGCCGCCGGCTCCGCGAGTGCGGCATCGACGAGCGCAAGTAATGCGAGCGGCTCGGCGTCGGCCGCTGCCGCGTCGAAGACGGCAGCCGGCACGAGTGAAGCCAACGCGAAGACGTCGGAAACGAACGCCGCGGGCTCTGCAGCAGCGGCGCTTGCTTCGCAGGACGCGGCGAAGACCAGCGAAACGAACTCGAAAACCTCCGAGACCAACGCAAAGACTTCGGAAACCAACGCCAAGACGAGCGAAACGAACGCGAAAACGTCAGAGACCAATGCGGCCGCATCTGCAACTAACGCCGCGGTTGACCGCGCGACGGTGCAGGGCATTCTGACGACGATGAATGCGCTGTATCTCGGCAATAAGGCGAGCGACCCTACTGTCGACAACAGCGGCAATGCGCTCAAGCAGGGCGCCGAATATTTCAACACGACCACGCAACTGCTGCGCGTCTACACGAGCACGGGCTGGCAGGACTACGACAAGGACGCGCAGACGCAGGCAACCAACGCGACCGCGAGTGCTGCGGCCGCGGCAGGTTCGGCGTCGGGCGCTGCCACGTCGGCGACGAACGCACACACCAGTGAGACTAATGCAGCAGCATCGGCGGCGGCCGCGCTCGCGTCGCAGAATGCCGCCAAGACCAGCGAGACGAACGCCAAGACGTCTGAGACGAACGCGAAAAGCTCTGAGACGAACGCGCAGACTAGCGAATCGAACGCCAAGACGAGCGAGACGAACGCCGCGGCGAGCGCTGCCCATGCCGATCAGGTCGCCCAGACCATCGGCAACCCAGTGTCCAAGAATGGCGACACGATGACGGGCCAGCTCGGCATCGCGTATGCGGGCGCGACGGAGATCCTGAACGACACCTCCGGCTCGACCCAGTTCGGCTATGGTTACCAGTCGGGCGGCACGCCGCTCTGGGCGATGTGGGTTGCGACGTCGAAGAACTGGCTGCTGCAGCGCTACGCGAATGGCGTGGCCGTCGATAACCCGATCTCGGTATCTGGCTCGACCGGTGTCGTCAGCATGCCGAGCCGCGTGCTAGTCGGCGCAGGGGCAGACGACGGCTCAAATTCGCTGCAGGTTGGCGGCAGCATGCGCGCCGACAACTACTACATGCTGGCTCAGGGCACCGGCGACGCAGGCACGATTGGGTGGGGCAACAGCAACGGCCCGGCAATCGGCATGTATGGGAGCGCAACGGGGTCTGCAGGCGCGTTTGTGCTCAAGACTGCCGGTGTGGAGCGAGTGCGTCTGAATGGGGCAGGCCGTTTGCTCGTTGGCACTGCCACCGATGACGGCGCGAACCTGATGCAGGTGAACGGCAACGTCTCGCTCGTCGGCGCCGGCCCGAAGATCACGTTCAACGCAGCTGGCCCATTTGTCAACTCGCCGGCCGCGAACGTGCTGGCGCTCTCGAATGGCTCGGCCGAAGTCTTCCGTCTGAGCGCGGGCGGCCGCCTGCTGGTTGGAACGACGACTGACGACGGCGCGAACGTGTTGCAGGTAGCCGGCGCCGCAAAGGTCAGCGGAGTGCTGACGGCAACTGCCGGTGGCACTTTCTCCGCGGCCGCCTTCGTTGACATGGTGTCCACCGCTACGACCGCACAGCTCAGCTTGAAAGGATCGAGCGGTGCGCTCAGCACCGAAAGCAAACTGCGCTTCTATGGCACCTTCGGCACGGGTTCGGATCTGGGCACGCGTCTGGTCGCGTCCATGCGCGCCGGCTTCAATGCGGGGACGTGGGGTAAGGAATACCTCGACTTTTACCTGAACAGCGCGAGCAACGACGCGCAGAGCGACGCCAACCAGTCGCGCGTGCTGCGACTGGCATATGGCGGTCGCGTGATCGTCGGCACCAATGCGGTCGACGACGGAGTCAACCGTCTCCAGGTCAGCGGTAACGTGGCGCTCTCTGGCGCCATGAAGGTCGGCACCTACACGCAGCAGGTCGAGATCAACGGCGACTCTTACACGGCCGTCAACGCCTATTACGACGGCACGAACTGGCAGCGCATCGACACAACCAAGCCAGCGTGGCTGTTCCAGAGCAACGTCACGAACGACATGACGTTCGAAGGCTACAAGGGGCTGTCGTGGTGGGTGTGCCAGCCGGGCACGAACCCGATTGGTAACTGGGGCGTGGCTAACGGCTGGACGCTGATTCAAAGCTATTCGCAATACCACGACGTCACGCTCGGCGGGAACGGTTTTGAAATCGACGGTAACGGCACGCTGCCGTATGGTCGTTTCCAGCACGCGACCGTCGGAGGCCTGAAGCGAACCGGCGTGATGACCAACGCCTACATCGATGAGTCCGGGCGCGACGACACGACCAAGAACTCCTGGTGGTTTGGCGTGAGCGATGACGGCACTGCGTCGGGTGACAAGTGGAAGATCCAGCGCGCGGCGAGTGGCACTACGTTTGCGTGGTCCGATCTGATCACAGTAACCGGCGCCGGCCGTGTGCTTGTTGGCACGTCGACGGACGACGGGTCGAACGTGCTGCAAGTGAATGGCCCGACGAAAATCACTGGAGCGCTTTCAGTTACAGGGACATCGGCGCTCGGCACCGTGAACATGAGCGGCACCCTGAATATGACAGGCGGAGCAGTCGAGTTTGGCTCGACTACTGCCGTCATGACGCCGTTTATTGACTTCCACAGCTCTGGCACGGGTAACGACTACGACGCACGCATCATCGCAAGCGGCGGCAGTGCAACAGTGGGCGCCGGGGCGCTCACCTATGTCGGCTCGAGCGGGCACTATTTTACGGGCAACGTTACGATCCAGCCCCCTTCCTCGTTTGCCATTATCACGCTCAAGACAGGGACGTATCAGCCGGTCATTCGTTCGAACGCTGCAACGGCATCGATTGAATTCGTCAACAGTGCCAACAGCGCAGTCAACCTGACGGTCTACGACTCGGGCACCGTCGCCGCACGTGGGCAGCTCGTCGCGCCTACCGTGTCCGCGACTGGTGGGACTTCACAGTTTGCCGGGGCCGCGGTCAACGGCACCCTCTGGATTCAGAACCAAAACCAGATCGCACTGCAAGGAACAACCTACACAGCTTATTTGCGTGGCGACAACCAAGGCCTGTGCGGCTTCATCAATCAGGCTGGGAGCAACTGGAACTTCCAGATTTGGGATGATGGTCGCACGGTCCACCGTGGGTTGGCGACCTTCAACGGGAATGTCGCGCAGAGCTACCAGAACTTTGGCTACCTGAACTTCAGCGGCTCGGCTGTGAACAACGCGGCGGGATCGTGGGCCGTAGGCGTCAACGTAGACCAAGCGGTCACGGCCAACCAGTTCTTCGCACTATCCGACAGACGCCTGAAAACAGAGATCAAGGCACTGGATGAGGCTGAAGCGATCCGGTTTGTGGAACAGGTCGAACCCAAGACCTATCTGAAGGAAGGCGTGCGGGAGCGCGGCTATCTCGCGCAAGACGTGGGCAAGGCGCTCGACGGCAGCGGCTGCGAGCTCCTGACCGTGAGCGAGCGCAAGGGCCTTGCCGAGGAGATCGATGAGGACGGCTTTGTGTCACCCGAGGATCACGTTCTGAACGTGGCACACAACCAGATCATCCCAATCCACTCCGCCGTGCTTCGCAATCTGTTGCGTCGTGTAGCGGAACTTGAAGCATTCAGGCAGGCGAAATGACCATGTATTTCTTCCTTTATGACGACTCTGGCACGGTGCGCGGCTCAATGGACTTTCCTGACGGGACAGCCGCGCCTATGTCGAAAATGGTCGCCTGCACCGCAGAGCAGGCCGCGGCGATGTATCGCTACCGGGTGGACCTGACAGACACGCCCGCCGTCGTTGAGATTGATCCGGTCACCCTGCTCAAATCGCTCACGACCGATCTTGCTGCGTCGATCGACGCGAAGGTGGCGACAGTCTATGCGAACTGGACGCGCTTCCAGCAGGAGTATCTACAGCGTGAAGCGGCCGCGCGCGCATACAAGGCGGCCGGCTACACCGGAGACGTCTCGATCTGGATCTCAGGATTTGCCAACGCCGCCGGCAAGACATCGCAGGAAGCTGCGGATCTCATCGTTGCGCAGGCAGATGGACTCTACGCAGCACTGTCGTCGCTCGGCGCGCTGCGTATGCGCAAATACGAAGTCTTCACCGCGTCGGATTGCGACGCTGCATTCGCCGCACACGATGCGATTTCTGCCGAAATCGACACAGTTGCAGCAACCATCCAGTAAAGGAGTCACATGAAGGTCGCATTTTTCAAAGGGCGCCATCCGGGTATCAAGGGCTGGCTGGGCGTCTTGACGAAGTGGTGGACACGCGGACCGTATAGCCACGCCGAGCTCGTCATGGCCTATGAGAGCGGCATGGCGGTCTGCTGGTCGTCTGCGTATCTCGACAAGGGCGTGCGCCGCACGGTGATCAAGCTCGACCCCGCCGACTGGGACATCGTGGAGATCCCAACCACGTCCGAGCAGGAAGCCACAGCAAGTGCGTGGTTTGAGGCGCATGTCGGGCAGCCGTATGACGTGGCGGGCCTCTTCGGCTTCGTGTTCCGGCACCTCGAGGGTGAGAAGAGCAAATGGTTCTGCTCGGAAGCCGTCGCTGAGGCGCTGGGCTACGCCGAATCCTGGCGCTACGACCCGAATACCTTCGCGGCGGTGCTCGGCCACTGGGAGCACCAGAGCGCGCTTCAATCACCGACGTAGATAAGTCATACGATACTTACTATAATCTACGGAACAGCGGTCATCCCGGCCGCCTCCCACTTCTTCGTTTCACCTTCAGGAGTTTCACATGGCAATCAGCAAGCAGATCACCCAGGATGCGACCGGCGTCGTCGTCGGCTACCACGTTGTGCTGAGCGTAACGCTCGACAAGGCGAGCAAGATGACGACCGGCGCGGTGTCGAGTTTTGTCTCGGCCGATGCCAAGTCCGCTGGCAAGCAACCGGTCGGCTATCCGGTGCACATCACGGTGCCCGGTCTACCCGGCGCGAAGGAAGAGGCGTTCAACTTCTTCGAGAAGCAGGTGACGGCAGCGCAACCTACCGACGGCGACGGCGGCGGCAATCCGATGGCGGTCAATTCCTTCGGCGACGTGCGCTACGTGTTCGCCGACGGCACGGTCGTCGCGGACGTTTGAAATAAGTAAGCGGTGACTGGACATAGGCGATGGTGTCTTGTTAACATCGCCTCTTACACACCATTCTGCGAGAGAGCGACGGCATGGGCTTCACTGACCCGAAAGACCAGGAGAACCTGATGACCATCGCGAAGGAAGTAGCGAAGGCCACCGTCGAAGAGATGGGGCTAAAGCTGCGCGAGCGGGATGAGGAGCTCCGCGAAAGCATCGTCGAAGACGTGCGCAAAGAGCTCAAGTCGTATTTTGGCGACCAGTCACCTTCAGACCACCTAATCCAGCACAACCGCATCGACAAGCTGCTCAACTGGATCGACAACCTCGGGAAGAACTTCTGGGGCGGGCTCATCGCCGGCACGGTCAAGTTCCTTGTGGTCGCGATCATCGGCGCGGCTGTCTTCTCGAAATACAAAGGCTGACACATGCGCTTCATCCAAACCCTCAAGACCCTCGTCGACGATCGCCTGCTGATCATGCTGATCCCGGCGCTCATCGTGCTCACGTTCGACACGGCGGTGCTCTTCAGCCTCGCCTACGCGATCGCCATCGTTGTCGCCATCGTCGCAGTGGCCCATTCGCTGCGCCTGCTGCTGCTGCCCTACGTGAGCATGCGCCAGCTGGTCGACATGGCGTCGCAGTCGCCCGTCTCCTCGGCATGCGTGTTCATCGCCGTTCTCTGCTTCATGGGCCTCGTCGTGCATTCGATGGTCGCCTGGATTCAGGCCGCTGCCGGTCATGTTGCCTAAACTCGCCGCCCTTTACGCGCCGGTGCTCGCAGCGCAGATCGTCGCGCTGTGGCCGGCGATGCCCGCACCCTCCACGCTCGCCGCGCAGGTGGAGCAGGAGACGTGCGTGTGGCTGACGTCGAAGGGCTGCTGGAACCCGAAGACCGAACTGAAGACGAGCCGCGAATACGGTTTCGGCCTCGGACAGTTGACGGTCACGCCGAAGTTCAACAACTTCGAGGCAGCAAAGGGCTGGGACAAGTCGCTCAGGGACTGGAAGTGGGAAGACCGGTTCGACCCGAAGATGCAGCTCGCCGCGCTTGTCGCCTACGACCGCAATCTCTTCCGGTCGATCAGCTTTGCCGCGACGCCGGAAGACCGGCTTCAGTTCACCTTTAGTGCCTACAACGGCGGTCTGGGCGGCGTCATCAACGACCGGCACGTCTGCATGGCGACCAAGGGCTGTGACCCGAGCAAGTGGTTCGGCAACGTCGAACTCACGAGCCTGAAAGCGCGCACTGCCGTCAAGGGCTACGGCCAGTCGTTCTATCAAATCAACCGCGGCTATGTTCGATCGATCTGGTTCGATCGGCGCCAGCGCTACCTGTTCATGGATGCGAAATGAGAACTCTGGCTCTGCAGATCCTTCTCGCCATCGCCGTCTTCGCCGGCGGCTACGCGTGCGGGCACCACGGCGCACAGGTCGGGCAGCTCAAGGCGGAAGTGAAAGCCGATCACGTCGTCGCGCAGGAGAACGCCACCGGCGTGCAGAAAGCGCAGGTGCAGAGCGTGAAAACCGAGACGAAGGTGGCCGCCATCGCCACCAACGTTGACACCAACAAGGCAGCCATCGCCAGGCGCGTCACGGCCTCGATCAAGCGCCAGGCGCCTGCCGTCACCACGGAGAAACACGATGAAACGACACCTGCTGAGTCTGGTTGTGGCTTTTATCTCGACACTGGCACTGTGCGCATGCTCAACGCCAGTCGTCAGGGAGCCGCTTTTCATTCCGCCGGCGGCGGGGATGAAGCGCTCGACGCCGCTCCAGCCCTTTGCTTTACCGACTTCATCGACGCAGACCAAGACCTGACGAAGCTCTACCTCGACCTCGCCGCACGCCACGACGCGCTGGTCGAGTCGGTGGAGGAGTTCCAGGCAGGGCAGCGCAAACGGCTCGGGATCAAGGAGTCCGCTGACGCGTCGCGCGAGTAACGACACGGCCCCACGCGGGCCGTTTTTCATTTCCCCAAGGCAGGAGTAACACAGATGGCAAAGCAGCAGAGCAAGCGCTTCGAGGCGCGCGAGACGAGGCGGCGTGGTGACGTCCAGGCCCAGCCCACCGACTATGAGGCACGGGGTAAAGTCGTCAAACCCTGCAATGAGCCGATCCGGGCACGCACCGACGCGCAGGCCCGCTACATCGCGTCCATCAAGGGCAAGACCATCACCTTCGCAACGGGACCAGCAGGCACGGGCAAGACTTGGTTGTGCGCGTCGCTGGCCGCAGATGCGCTGCGCGACAAGCAGATCGAAAAGATCATCGTCACGCGGCCGGCGGTCGAAGCGGGCGAGAGTCTCGGCTTCTTGCCGGGCGAAATGGAAGACAAATTCGGCCACTACCTGATCCCGTTCGAGGAAGCGCTGATCGAGCGGCTCGGCACGGGTGCCTACGAGTATCACAAGCGCATGGGCAATATCGAGGGCGCGCCGCTCGCCTACATGCGCGGTCGCACGTTCAAGAACGCATTGGTCATCCTCGACGAGGCACAGAACACGACGCCCGAGCAGATGAAGATGTTCCTCACGCGCATCGGCGAGGGCTCCCGGATGGTGGTCAATGGCGACACCGGTCAGGTCGACATTCGCGGCAAATCGGGCCTGCAGGATGCGGTCGAGCGCGTGACGTGGATTCCGACGATCGGACATGTCCGCTTTGAGCGGAAGGATGTGGTGCGACACGGGGTGATCCAGGAAATCCTTGAAGCCTACGAAAAAGGAGTCGGCATAGGTCAAATCTTGAGCCAAAAGCCGACGATTGTGCCGGCGGCGGCATAGGCCCAATCCTTAACCGAAGTCTCGGCGTCGTGCATGAACACAATTATGTAGAGCGCGGCGCCGAGAACACCAACCGAAATCAACACTTTCATGAATGGTTTGGTCAGCGCATCCAGCCATTCGACCAGGCTGGTGTCATCACTCGGTCCTCCGACCGCGTTAAGCGCCCTTGGCTCACGGCGACCGCTCATGAATTTGCCATAGACATGCATCGCAATCAGCAAAACCACTCCGCCGATCATGATTTTCTCTGCGTCGACCATCGGATTCTCCCTAGTGTAGTTGGGGCTCGATGTCTACCTGAACGATACGGATAAGCACTCGGGCACCATGTCGTTTCTATATATATTAAAGAACACGAAAGCTAAATTTGAATATGAATTTTTGTTGAGGCGAAAAGGATTCCCTAGTCCTTGTCAGCGAACGCCAGTTCCGGGAATGGTTTGGCGAGTTATTCTTCGGACACGACCTGTAGTTTCTGCAGAGATCAAGGCAATCGTCCGATGCTGCACAGCGTTATAACCAGCGTGGCTTTCCTTGGCCGCCCTTCACAGGAAGGGAAGTGAAGCACTTGGGGCTCGGCAGCACTTCCCTCTATATCTAACCCTTCTTTGAATCTTTCTATACTGATAAGCATTGACTTATCTTAATTTTAGGGAACCGCGAGGAAGCCCCAAGTGATACAACCCACGTTTTACGGCAGCGCGCTCACCGTAGCGGACTGCGAAATGCTTGCGCTGACCCGCATAGATCCCTCGCTGCGGGTGGCAGAAGCGTTGCTCTATACCCGCAAGTGGTTCGATACGCGCCACCTGCACCCGGTGCAGGCCACCTATCTGTTTGCCCACGAATACGCCGAAGCGGTGCGCCGTGCGTATGCCCGGCAGAAAGACATTCGCACGCTCGAGAAGGTCCGTGGTTTTGACGTGGAGGGTCTGTTTGCATCACGCGAGCTGACGGCGATGTGGCGAGCCCGCCAAGCCTTTGACGCGATCGGCTGCCGCTATGAGTTCGCGCTCGAATTCATCATGAAGCGATTCTGTGACCGCGGCTGGCGAGTCTTCCCGCGGCCCAACCAACTCTACGCCGAAGAGATCGTCCTCGACGTGCGCGACGCGTGGCACCGGGAGTGCAAGGCGGTCACGCAGCTGGCAAAGCATGAGCGCTTTGACACGCGCAACTTCACGGGCCACCCCGACCAGCTGGCCTACCAGGCATGGCAGATCGAGCAGGTCGGGACTCGCGGCGGCAACCGGGCGATGCTGCTTGGCCGGCTGCTGCAGGAGCGCGCGCTGTCCGAGCAGACCGTCACCGAGGCATTCGGTGCGTCCGTGCTC